GAAATTTCTTCATCCTACCCCTCCTGTTAGTTAATCCACCTGACAACATTTCATTGTTATAGAGCTTGGTTCAAGAGTTGTTGCAGAACTTATCGTATGATTATGTGCATCCGTTGCGTTTGCCGCGGCATTAGCAGCAGTTGTCCGTGTTGCCTTTCCAAGATTGTAGCCATACGAAAAATCATCAATTTCGCCGGGGTCATTAGGATACCCATCATACGTATGTGTATGGGCCGGTAGTCCGCTTTGAGCCGCTGTCAGCGTTGTACCATCAGATGTACCTGTTAAAACCACTCCGCTTGACGTTAACTGCGTGGCACTTATCTTCACATATTTGTTTGCATATGTGGCAGATACATCTGTTGTCCCAGTAGGACAAGCTCCTGTTGCCATAAAGAACACCGCACCAGATGGAAGTAGTGTCCCACTCCCAGTGATACCCAGGTTTGTTCGAGCATTCGTAGCATTCGTTGCGTTTGTACCGCCATTCGCTATGGGGATTTTCACAGCCCCCGCGTACTCGACCAACACCTTTGTCTTGGCAGGGGACATATATTTCACATCGTTTGTCGCTCCTTGAGCTTCAGCTGTGCTTGCTACTGTGAGATTGCCAAGAGAATTGGTGTACGCCTCGTCAGCATACGCCGCCGCCAATACCGCAGATGACGACGAATTTGTAGCCGACGCTGATGCTGCTGTTGCGTATCCCTGGGCTGCTGTAGCGTTCGTTGACGCGATAACTGCGGAAGCCGCTGCTGCTGTTGCATTTGCCGACGCCGATGCTGAATATGCTGCTGCTGCTACCGCGGCGTTCTCTATTATGGTCGTGTAATCCGTTGTGTCATTACTCAACAAGGGAACTTTTATTGCCCGGTCGATTTGCTCCTGCTGTTGCTGGAGAAGTAACACATTCCTGTCCAGCGCGTTCTCTATCTGAATTTCTCGGAATAGCCCACCGGCGGGGATGTCCATCGGCTGAGTGATGTCTATGTCTCTGGATAACTGAACATACTGGCCCGCTGCCGGAGCAGAAAGAAAATCAATATGCCCGCCGGGAGTTGACTTACTGAGCGTGACGGTATAGTTTGTTGTGAGGGTTTGATTAGTGACGTTGGATGTATTGGTACTATTAACAAGCTGAACGACAAGGTCCCCTTGGGCGGGAACAGCAAAGCTGAAGGAATATTCAGTAGTATTTCCGTCGGTGGACACCCTGGTAGGCGTATACGTTCCCGTCACGGTAGCGAACGCAATCCCGGCGACAAGCCCTGCCCCAATCATTACCGCGGCGAGAAATTTCTTGAACATCATATCCTCCTGAAATTATGCTATCACAATAACCCCGTTTGTCAATCTGTTTTGCTGTGCTGCGCTACCTTTCCTCTGGCGGTTTTGCCCAATAATCTACCGCTTCAGGAAAAGCGTTTTTCCCGAATAGGAATCCACGGACCCCATTCGCAAAATCATGCTCAACCCCATACCGCTTTGTCTTACCGGAGGGCGTCGCTACATATCCCCGATTCCACGCAGTAACCCCCTCGATTGTCTTACGCACCTGTGCACCCCCACCGAAAGGGGACGCAAAATACAGAGGCTTCAAGAATTCTGACCAAACGATGTTCTCAGAATCCCCAAATGCTTTGTGTAAATCTGGATACGCCGCAGTCATCGGAAATCTACCCCCATCGACAAACAAGTTCCCAAACGGCACATTCCCCATGGTCATTTTATACGCCGGGCCCACTCGCTCCAAGAGTGATCGATCACGTCCTTCTTTCGTTATCCCGGCAAGCGTTCCAAGAATCTCCAAAGGATCAAGTTGTGGCCTCCGCCCCATGGTTTTCTCGTACACCGTGTTGAGCACGTTACACGCAAGAGCAAAAATGACCATTCTGCCCATTTTACCCTTCAATGTAAGTTGTCTATCCCCTGCAAGATCATGCCCCATCCAGGACCACAAATTGTTAATTTCCACCTGAAACATTGAGAATAGTTTTGCGTTGGGTTCCGACATAGCTTGGGGAAGTTGACCAGTTGTACGATCCGTGACCGCGCGAACAGCGTAGTTGTCGGCTGCTTTCATAGCCACATCCGGCTCCAGTCCCTGCGCCCGGCCCTCGTAGTATTTGCCCGCGATAAGGGCTTGTACTGTCATCCGGTCTATCACGTTGGGAAGTACATATCCCTTGTCCACAATACTTTCGTACCAATTAGCCGGAAGGAACCCCTGAGGATACCGGCGGTCATAGAAATCACTTCGAGCTCCATCAAGCACAAATGGCACATCCTTCACAAGATGTAAAAACGACGTAGTCCACCCACGAGCCACAAAATCCGTCCGAGTGGTGGCAATCTGTTGCGCGAGCGGAAGTATGTTCATCGTACCAGCAGATATGTTGTACCCTATCATATTGAGTGCCGTGTTTTTTCGGAGTGCGTTTATCCCCGCCGCCGCCGTTCTGTCGAGCCAATGTTCGGACACCGCCATGTTGTTGATCGCAGTAGTCAGCTTGGACGGTTGTCCCGCCAGCATATCTGCGTAGTTTGACAGTCGAGTAACGAAATTGCTCAGATCCACTTTGACGTACGGTTTACCTGCCGCCAACTGCGTTTCCCCAATAAGCGCCTGTGTGCGGATATAATTCTCAAGAGCACGAACACGTTGAACGCTATCTGTATGAAAAAGCTGCGGTCCGACGGATTTCACATAGTTCTGGAGTGCAAGAACGCCGTCCTCCTTGAACGTACTCCCCCGTCTCTGCATCTCAGTGGGGTTAAACGGTGATCCATACTTTGCTTTGTTGATGATACCTGCTATGGAAGTAGGCGCGTTCTTTCCTTCGCCCCAGAAATGACCAAACAAGTCTGACGCCAAAGACATTTCTTGGAAGTGTCGGAAGTAGTCAGGACGCTTCACAATGGGTTCCTTGCCTGCTGCTTCGCGAACAGTATTGAGTGCGGTAAGTGTTTCGTCGTATATCTTTCTGCTCCACGCCGCGCCTTGCTCGATCTCGCCCCACTTATCGGGGGAAGCCTTCTGGAGTTCGGCTTCTGTCATCCGACCTTCGCCATAACGCATCATATACATGGCTGCGTCAGAATTCGGAGTGATACCTTTCGGCACGAGTTCTTTCTTCTGGATCGCGTTGTTTATGTCCGTCTGCCACCGCTTGTGGTACGCCTCGTTCTCCTTGATCTTCTCAGTGGTGAAATCCCGTACCTCCGGTGCAGACGCACGATCCACCTTCTCTATCGTGCGTTCCATTGTCCACATAAGCATACGGAGCTTAGATGGGTCTTTCCACTGACCGAGTTTGAACTCTGGAGGGGCAATATCGCCTCTCTGGTCCAACCTGTCAAGAAACGGCTGAGCGAGAGAACGTCTCAGCTCGGGACGGATAGCGGGATCGGTAACGATGTCATAAACGATTTGAGTGGCTTTAGCGGGGTCAATTGTCTGGGGAACTACGGGAGTGGAAACCTCCTTACGTGTAATCAACATACCCGCTTGGAACTCCAGAGAATCAATCTGAAAACCTATCTCCTGCTTTTCCTTTGCTGTTTTTACCAACCCCCTTTTATCTCTTAACACCTTGATTTGCTGTAAAAGACCCTCTTTCTTTGCCACTGCGATAGGATCTATTTCAAACGCCTTGTTCCCGCCCACGCTCGTTTCAGGTGTTCCACCTACCGGCCCATTCACCTCCAACGGCTTCCCTGCTGCATCTCGCGCGATCTCAGTAGGCTCCAAGAACGCTTGAACCTTTTTCTCATACCGCTTCAACGCCCTTTTCTCTGCCTCTATCTGCGACCCCTCCGCAAGGTGGGGTAACGCAGTGAACACTACCCCCAACATTGCTGCTTGGGTAGTGCTATCAGTCATCTCATCCACCGTGGGTGTACGACCCTCTTTTGCGGCATTGAAGAAACTCTGCGCCAAGCCGAGAGATGCCATCTTGCCAATGCCCTTCAAACCGACCCCGCTGGCGGCAAACAGGCTATTCCACGCCACGTTCTCGCCAATTCCGACCACTCCCCCTACCACGGCCTCTGGAACGCTTCCCGAGCGTTGTACGCCCTCTACCATGCCTTTCCAGCCTGATCCCAAGGCAAAATTGGGAATCCGAGCCAGCATTGCCTCCATCCGAGGCAGTATTCGACCCGCCAGAGCGATCTTGGTAGCTCCGCCAGTCATAACGTCGAACGGAATCGTGGGTGCGAGAGAGCCAACGGCGTCAATCAGCCCGAAATACTGTCGCTCAAAGAGATTACTGCCAGGAGCAACTTCTCGTGCGACCCCCGCTACTTCCTGTCCTGGTTCCACGAACGTTTCCCTGTACTTCTTGAACGCGTTCAATCCTGTGATCGCACCAATCACGTTATTTATACTCGCCACCGCGCCGGTTGTTGATCCACCGAGTCGAATGGCTGAGTTGAGCATCTCGTTGTAGATTGCTCCGCCAAAATCCTGTAGAAATCTACCGTGGTGTTCGTCGTCTATGGAAGGAATAGTTACAGCGGGTTTTGGCTCAACACCAGTATCAAACACCTCATCAGCAGTAAATATCCTCTTGCCCCCCACCGATGGTGCTTGGGGGCTGTCTTGTCCTGAGAAAACTTCTTCTGCTGTTACAATTCTACCCGCCATTGTCTATGACCTCAAAAGTTCCGTCACTCAACACCTTGAACTTGCCGTTGGAATTCACTATAATCTGCCCCTCAAGATACTGCCATTTGGGGACCCCTTTCTCTACGCCCACCAAACGCTTTGCGTAGCCGTTCTCTTTCTTTACATCGCCGATACTGTACTGCCCGGTGGTATCACGATAGAACGTATTCGCCTGCGCGAGTCCGGGAATAGTTTCTCCCTTACCATTCACGCCCCCCTGAATGATTGGACGAGCGAAATTCTCCCACTGATCCTGAGTTGTAAGCCCCTTCAGTATATCCGGCGGAGTGGCAAGTACCCTCTGGTGATACTGAGAAAGCATCTGGGCTTTTATATCCCTACGTTCCTCCGGCAAGAGTTCTGGGAACGTACTATCCACATGGGCCTTTATCATCCTGTACCCGGCAGACACCACATCGTTGCCTTTGGTCCAAAGCCACCACCCTGATACCGCACCGGCCTTGTCTATCGCCTGGTCAAACGGCATCGCTCCGGCAATAGCTTTCTTGCTGATGTTGTGTTTTGTGGTCATAATAGCTACTTTATCCTGAAACGAATTCCTATCTATTATGCCGGAGTTGTACGCTTGCTGAAGATCCCTATACAACTCCAGTTCCTTGTTCATGTCAGATATGTCGGGACGCTTATTCTCGGCGGATTTTGATATCAAATACCCATCCCACTTGCGGTCAAAATCTTCCAGTACCGATTTTCTCTGCTCCGCTCCGAGTGGCGTTTTTGCTGTCGCCTGTGTCTGCCCGGCTATAAGAGCGTCCAGATTCTCCAGATACGCCTGATTTGTCGCCTGGGATTCTGGGGTAGTGAGTTTTTTCCTGTTGGCGAATATCGCTTCCCTCTCCGCAATCAAATCCACCAAAGTCGTTTGACCACTATCCAACCCAGAAATGAAATCTCCCACCTTACCCTTTGCCATGAAAAGTGTGCGGTACTGATCGTCAAATACCCTATTTATGATAGCGTTACGTGCCCCATCTGAATATTTCTTGATTAACTCTGCATCAATCAATCCGTTGTATGCCCCACCGTCTAAGTCGGCTTTTAAACTGTTAGGTCTGGCCACCAGTTGGGCATCAAGAGCATATTTTTGAGCTGACTTCCACGCATCGTCGGTAACTTTCTGGCTAAACCCCCGACTAACCATATCCCCAGCAACCGTCTGCCCCTGAATCAAATCGTTTTTTATCTTTCTAAGCCCATCTGCGCCGGTTGCTGTCGTGGCGCGTATCGCAGTACTATTCTGGATGTCAGTGAACTTGCCCACCTGAATCTCGTTGTCCCGGTGAAATGCCCAAGTAGAGAGCGCCTCGCTGTCCTGCGCTACCGCCGCATCTGTAAGTCCCTTGAAATGCTGATACGCTCGACCGTTCAGACTCTTTCCAAACTCAGATGACATATCAGTGGCGAGTTTTCTAACCGCTGCGGGGTATTCGAGAGGTTTGTCCGCGTATTCCTGCTGCATAGCAATCTTTTTTGCCCCGTACTCGAATTGGAAGTCGCCAAAACGCTGGTATGCGGACAGTTTGTTTGATGCCTCCTCCCGTTTGGATATCATTTCCCCAAGAGACGAAATCGTGTTCCCTATAATCTCTCCCACCCTGCTTGTGCCGGGAGTACCGACGGCTTGCGGAGAAAGGTTCGGAGCGTTGTACTGCGTAATTTTTGGCATTATCCTCCCATCACTGAACCGGCTGCTTTAAATATGCTCGACACAAAAGCGGCTTGACCTTCCTGCTTCGCCATCTTCGCCTTCTTTGAATATAGCCGCTCGTAGTTGATACCTGTGGTCTCAAGAGATCCTGCCGCCTGAGTGTATTTTCTCAGCGTCTCTCGGGCGACCAACTGAGGCGTACCCACCGCTTCCACCCCTGAACTTATATATTCCATCGTCTGCTTTGCACGAACGCGGTGGCCCTCGTCACGGACAAGACCTGCCTGTTTGAAATAGTCATCTTTCGTCAACGCCCCCTGTTCCTGAAGCAACGACGCCGTTTCTCTTCCTGCCTGTAAAGCAGAAAACCCAGATACCAAATCCCCGATCCCTGAGACTATACCGCCTACTGGAATCATTCTTCCTCCCCAACATCAATCGATGGGATCACTGCAAGAATCTCCATCGGAAGTGGTTGATCCTGAACAAAGTAAAATTTCTTCTCACTCGCGTATCCATCCTTGAGCGCCACCGGCTTCAACCCAGAGAACAGAGTTGGCGGCATATCGTAGTAGCTCCCCCCGGCTTTGCGATACATCGGCTGAGTGATCCGATACAAACCCTTCAGCGACACGCCGAATTTTCCGCCCATTGTGTTTCGTAATTTCAGAAACACTTTTTCCACTGTCCGATTTCGCGCCTGCGTAGTTCCCGGTATCCCCTGAACCTCAAAATCAAGCGACCTCCCTATTCCCGTATATGGGAATCCCAGTATGATATATCTTGCTGGATAGTCGAGCGTAACTTGCCCGTCAGCTACCGTCTCACTGGGATGAACCGCGCCGTCAGTCAAGATCGCCAGTTCCTCGCCCTCCGCATGGTTCAATCCCCCCACGTCGGAAACTGTAAGATACCACCCGCCTGATGCAAACGTAAGGCTCAAGAAGTCCTGCCGTATGTTCACAACTACCTCTGTTGCCGAGGTATACTCCACAATCTCTGCTATGCCGGTCTCGTCCCCTGTCAGGAATTTCGCATATATGAATTGCCCCACACTGTCCGCCGTGAACACCTCTGCTCCCGCCGTGACAGTGACCCCGTCTCCCGTAAGTGCATCCAGTGTCAGTGTCGTTGTCTGTGTGGTATCGAGAACCAAGGCGCTGTCCAGCCGGACAAATTTCTTTTGTTCCTCAAATACTGATTTCGTCCAACGTAGTGTGTCCGCCGCTTCATTGTCTTCGCCCGTAAAGAACTCGGAAATATCGGGGACCGCAGGGTCCAGAGAAAAATATTCTATATACCGCCGTGTAGCACTGTTTATCGTCCTCTCAACCACCATTCCCACCCGGTCGAATCCTATTGTTTTCGATTCTGTGACCATACTGATTACTTTCCCGCTGCCGCCAATTATCCGACGCGCCCATCCTGCTACATCATCAGACTCAAGAATCACACACGGCAGCACCGTTCCATCTGTCCTGAGGCAGAAGATAATATCCGGGCGACCTTTTGCATATACTATCTGAATAATTCCGCCAACTGTTATTTCGTCTGATATGATGTTTTTGTCAAACGCCTGGTAGGAATCCTGCGCCAAGCTGTACCCAAAACTCCTAAGCGTCAAACCACCCTGTTCAATGTAGTACGTCTGTGTTCCTACCACCACCGGCATCATGTCTGCTACACCGATGCTCGCCACAAGGTTCACGTCAATAGCCGTAGGCGTTATTGCCGCACCATCCTGCCCTCCATTTGCCTTGTATACGCCGCTTGACGCGCCTATAATCATAAACCTCTCAGTGCCACTGAACCAATATATCCTGTGCGCCTGAAAAGTCTGCGCCGGAAGTATGAACACCATGCCGTCAGTGTCCACAGTACCAGTAGAGAAATCATCATACTCCGCCTCACCTGTGTCCGGGTCCGGCCCGCGGGAAAGCCAGAATGTATCTGGGTCGTTGTTTGTGCCCCCCACGTTGAGTCTGCCGCCGTAAAAGCCCCCGGCGCCAGGGAAGTCACCAATCTTCGTGAATAGCCCCAGTATGGGCTCCACAGTACCACCAGATGACCACGTAGTGTATCCCGTAGTATCCACGTCAACCCCGAGTTCGTTCGTGAGGCTGAAGGTGTTCGCGTCAATCTTCTTCACCCAGAAAAACAAACCATTCAACTCGGTCATCCCCACTATGCCGGAAATGTACACTTTGTCGTACGTCTCGAGTCCGTGGGCGTTAATTGTCACCACCCCTGCTGCGGCCTTTGTAATTCCTGTGATCGCCATACCGGCTTCCCGGACTATTGCTACCTTCCCCCCGTCAACATATGCAATGAACCCCGAAGTATCCACTGCTGCGCCCGCGAGAGTCTTGAGACTGAAGGTGTTTGCCCCCACATACACCACGAGATACTCGGTCTTGTTGAGTTCTACCATCCCGTTTACTTGGGCAATGTATATCCTATCATTGTCGATAAGCCCGTGGACCTCAGCTGTAGTAATAACGCCCGGGTTAGCCTTCGTGATCCCCGTAATAGTAAGCTCAGAAGAGTATCTCGTATACGCTGCCACGGACCAAGATGTCGCACCCGCACGAATCAAAACTCTTGGCTCCCTGCTGGGGTGGAAAAGATACATCAGATCCGCTGTACCGCAGTATTTGATCTTGGGTCCTTCAGACGCAAGATAAGGAGACGCTATCTCGTACACTCGAGCGACGGTGCCGCCGGATGTCCAGGCGTCAGCCAATGTCGTGTCTATCGCGTTTCCGTCAACGTCCGTCAAACTAAATGTGTTTGCATTGATATACACAACCAGAAAAAACTGCTTATTGAGCGCCGTCATTCCTCCGACGCCAGTGAAATATACCTCGTCACCTGTTGAAAATCCATGTCCTGTAATGGTAACTACGCCCGGGTCTGCCTGACTAATGCCTTCAATTGCTTTGGCAGTCTCAAGCGACACCCCGCCGTCGTGGTGAATGCGGATCTTGTAATCTGTAAATTCGAGACTGTATGCCTGGTCAGTGTTAAACCGGAAAGGGACCGTCCACGCATCACGGTTAAGTTTGGTGTGAATACTGAATTCTGTCCCGGGGAAGAACCTACACCCCCCGGTCAACAGAGGCAAAAAATTCTTACAAATTTCAAGACCGTTCTTGTAGAACGGCCTATCCACTCTCGCCCAAACCTCAGGAGATAATTCGCCGGAGGCAAAATTATTTTGAAAGAAATTTAAGTTCATGTGAAAAGGTGGACACCATCAGATCCCGTGGAACGACGGCCCCGGCTGCGAGCGGTTAATAGCGGGCTTTTATAACGGACTTTTGGGGGGTTTTCCTGCCCGTTTTTAGACCGGGCTTTCGCCTCCCAACGATCCCGGAATTTTTCCATGGCCGGTATCGCCTTGTTAAGCCCGGTAAGTGAATTGGCAAACATAACCGCGGTTTCCCCCACAAGAAACATCAAAAATATAGGGTCAAAAAGTGTTACGTCTTCGCAATCGTAAATGTAACATAACTGAAGCGACGCCGCGCCATCGTTATCGATGAGCAACCTGTCTCCCTCAACTACAAAGTCTGTAATAGGGTCGCTTACCGGAGCATCTCCAACATAGACGTAATTGACGTAATCGTTTGGCAGGACATACGCATCAGCATACTCGAATGCAGGAGCTGTTGCGTCCCGGGCAATGGTTGCACGTTTCCGCGCAAAATTCCAGGGAAACATACGAAGGAGGGATCGACGTAAAGCGTCGTACCAGCGGGCCGCAAGGGACTCTACATCACCTTCCGGGGTGTCAATACTGGTAACGAGTTCAGGATACCGTAAAAGATCGAGGGATAAGTTACAAACTTCCACTGGTGAAGTTGGAGCGCTCATAACTTATCCCTCGCTTTCGTCTTAGTCGACGTACTCGATAATACCCGAGATAGTTCCCTCGGCTGTCCCCGCGGTGTTACCCGTGAGAGCTACATCGAATTCGCCGTACTTATCTACATCAGCCGCGTCAATCGCAGCGATCTGCCATGCTTCCTTTCCTACGTCGGCAATAGCGACCAGATACTCTTCGGTAAGAGTAGACAGACCGGCGTGGGGATCAAGACCGTCTTTGAAACAAGCCTTGTCGATCGCTGCTCCACCGACAGACAACGGTTTATACAACCCGATGTCGAGATCAGTGAGTCCGGTCAATGCGTCACAGGCCAGCTTAATGCTGACGATTTTTGCGTGGGGTGAGATCTTGCCCACTCTCCACACGGATGTATCCGTATGTGCACCCTTCTCGAAAGAGAAGAGGATTCTCTTCACTACTGCACCGCCAGAACGAGCGGCGACGTCCTTATCGACATCTTTACTTGACGCATTCTGCTCAACAAAACCAGCAAATACTGTCATGTTTATCGCTCCTTTCTTACGCGGTGAGTTTCACCTTTTGAACCCTGACGCCCGCAGTACGAACAGCGCCAAGTTCTTTGATGACGTTGATGATGGTAGTCTCGATCTTGGTCGGGTAGTCCTTAACTTCGACTTTCCGTTCAAGAGAGATACCCAAAGCCACGCCCTTCTGCGCGAGAGCGAAGGAATAGCGGTACGTATCTGAAGCGATCTCGAGGATCGGATCAGTGATAGACGAACCCGCACCGAACGCGACTAAATCCATGCCCATCGCGCTGGTGATAATACCCTTGCTGATGACATACTGGGAAGTATAGTCACCGCTGGTGAGCTCAACTTCGCTCATCAGATCCGTGTGCTCGTCACCGGAGATGCCGATGACTATGGGGATCTGACCCTGGTTTCCTACTTCGGCGTCGATGAAGTTCGCACGAATCTCCAGAAGTTTCTCGTATGTAAACGCTGTGGAAGCGTCTACAGAGAAAATTCCGTCATTCGCTGCGGTTACTTCTGTCGCAAAATTACGACCCGTGTATACCGACGCAAACATCGCGTCGTAAATCACGCGATCCGTTTCGCGCTCTATCGCCGCAATACACAACTGAGCCAACTGGCTCTGCGGGTCTGCTAACATACCTCTTACGTCCTTGTTATCCACTAACAAGGTCACTACCACTCTTTCCCGGGACATTTTGCGCCGGGTAAACTGAGCCTCTACGGGCTGAATATCGGGATTCCGGCCATTAGCTCGGTATGATTGTACTTCGGTAAGTCCGTCATGGGCGAAATCATCGCCATTGATAGATTTCCGTACAACATACGGCGTAAGGCGGGAAGTCATCTGCTGTTCCTGGATATCCAGGGCAGCATTAAACTCGGTTATCTGAACCACATCGTAGGACATGACTTCTCCCGGTTAACGATTAACTTCGATTTCTCCCGATCTCCCGATTACGATCCCCGGCTCTCCCGGACGCGCGTCGTTCGATTAAGTTTATCAGTTATCTTTTCATCGATCCCCGGCTTCCCACGCCGGACGATTACTCCGATGTCGCTGATAAACCTTTTTACCACCCACTTCACAAATTGTCAAGGAAAATCTTATTGCCCCGACGCACCTGGCAGCAACTTTCTCATATCCGCACGTACCTTTTCCATATCCTGAGTCAGTTGCGCGTGTTTTGCACGATCTTTGAATGGGTCACTCCAGCAAGGATCTTTCATAATTGCTGTCATCTTTGCCTTCAATGATTCCATCGTCTGACTTCCTGACCCGCCCGCGCCCGGACCGCCGCCGCGAAATGGGTCTTCGCCGGTAAACTTCTTTACTGTCGACTCGATAGACGCAAGAACCACTGCGATCTGATTGTCGTCCATACTGGTGAGAAGCGGCTTAACATTCTCGGGCAGGTTTGCCGCAAGGTACGCTTTTCCGTTCGCCATGATCGCGTCTTTTTTGTCGCCAAAGAATTCAGTTGCCATTTTGGAGAACGACGCATCACGATTCTGTATCATCCGCTGTTCTGCCGCGTAGAGCGTCTTCATCAAACCAGTGAAAAGAACCTTGGCCTGATGAGGACTCGCAGACGCCCCATGCAACAACGCCCGAAATTCCTTGCTCTCACTTGCCTTCTTAACGTAATCCGCCGGAAGACCCTCGATCTCCGTCGGCATATTGTACTTGTCTGCCGACTCTGGCCGCAACTTCGCGTGAAACGCATCCCATTGTTCCGGGGTGGAGTTTGCGTCGGGCAATGCTCTCTGACCCAACAACACCTGGGCCCCATCAAACCCTTTGACAAGATCGCCAAAAGTATTTATGTTCTTCATGTACGGCTTTGCGCGAACGTCTTCAGGTACAAGTGCCCTGAAAGAATCCCCCTGGATCGCCCCGAGTGATTCCGGTGTGATTGCTGCGGGTGCCGGCGGTGTTCCCGCCGGTGGCGCTCCTGCTGGCGGTGCCCCTGCTCCTGGCTCTGGCATATTACTCGCTCCTTTCGACTATGTTTTTGGTTTCTGCGGTCATTAGTTTCCGCAAGTCGTGATAGACTGATTCCCTGCCTACGTTATATTCAAGCGACCCTCGTTTCACATCCCCGTCGGGTCCGATAACTACCGGATTGCTGTGAAACCCCGACAATCTCATAATGTACTGAAGAACATATCTTACATTCGGGTTCTCAACTCCGTTCAACGCCAGACGAATTGCTGCATCCTCGTTAGCTTTCTTTTCCGCGGCCTCTTTCCGCGCCGCCGCGGCTGCCTTCTTTTCCGCCTCTATGGCTTCCGGTGTCTTTGTCATGGTATCATCTCTGCGTATCCGGCTCCGCCGCCGTTGGTTAGCCCGTTCATGCCCGCTCTTGTCGCCTCTGCCTGGGCGTTTTGTTGGGCTGCTGAACCTTGTTTTGCGCCTACTTCCGCCGCGATCTGAATCTGCTGTAACTGTGCCGCCTTCTGTTGGGCCTCCTCGTACGCTTTCAGTCTCTCAAGGAACTCTTCCTCCGACACAATTGCGTTCGCCGGGGCGCCGTAAAGATCCTGAACGATGGGTATCGTCCTTTTCTTGTCCAACCAAAGAAGCAACTCCGGGGCCACGCCGCTGAACCCTGCCGCAAACTGCCACAAGGAAATCATACCCCGTGTTTCTTCTGACTTCAAAATCCTTGCCGCCGGGGATATGAACTCGATGGGGTAAATTTCCACTCCCGAGTCACGAAGCTCAATCAACTCGTCCGGGATCAGCAACACTGGCTTCTTCGCAGCAACCAGCCTGACGTGCAAGTCTGACCCTTCCTCGACTCCGAGATCGCCTTCCTCCTCCAGTATCGCGAGAGACCGGCGTATCACTGGTGTGAGTTTCTCCTCGATCTGTCTGCTGAAGATTGACCCTGTGTTGTCTGCGCGAAGTTCATTTCGTATCTGCGCTTCACCAAGAGTCATACGAGTCTGATTACTCAGATCCGTCAGTTTGTCGTTCAGAAAGTGCATCTTGATTTCGTTAGTCAGATACTCGAACAACTTCAGTGCCGGGGCCAATGGGCCCACGTTCCCAATCTGTCCTATCGGCGCCATTCCAGTTATCCGGGAATTTGTCGCATCGATAGGGATCACTGCTCCCGGGGACCGATCAATTGTTCCGTTCCCAAACGTTCCGTCGTCTAATATGTACCACGAAGGGAGAATGGACAGCTCACCACCCTTTGTAACAATCTCAATAAGCGCATTGACCTCGATGGTGGGGGAGAGTGCGTTGTATCCCTGGGATCGCCCATATTCCTCGCCCTCGTTTTTGAACATCCGGGAGACTATGATTGCGTTCCCGTTGTATCCTGACTCACGAATCACCAGCTTTTCGTCCTCGAGAATGTGGATCGACTCATACGAATACGACAACACCCCCTCGACTGCGCCTGTAGGCTCTTTCCGGGGGCGCACGATCCAGAGTACTTTCAGTTTGGTATCTCTGTTACCTGCTTCCAGAAGCGCATTTACTTTCGCTGTCTTCGCATTCTCGCCGTATTCGTCAACGAGTTGGAAGGCGTCGTACTCGAATTCATAAAACTCCTTGTACACTCTACCCTGGGCGTCTTCGAACACGTAGAGATTCTTGAGCGGAAGCGCACGATACTCGATCTTGTTCATCCGACCAGGACCGCGTTTTTCGTTCTTGAAGACGCCAATAGCGTCAGTCCCAAATCCACTGCCCTCGAGTAACGCCTCTTGTCTGGCAGTTCCCCACCCGGCGCGTTCGTGTTCGATTTGTTCGTTCGCCCGGGCGTTTATTTCAGCATAGAAGTCTTTGATCTCCTGGGAATCTCTTGCTTGTCTTGGTTTTGGGATTCGGAAAGTACGGCCTTTTTTCCAGAGAGCGCCGTCGAGTGACGACACCATTGTTTGAAGAGCTTGTCCTGCGGTATTGTCAAGTACATCGTCGGAAGTGTAGAATTCCCCCGCTGTTGTTCCGCCGGAGAACCCCTGCTTCCGTTGCAGCATATATTTTGCGATCAACTCCCACACTGGTTCCCACGGTGCTCTACGTGCTTTTGCTGCCGTGAGTTCTTTCAGATCCGCATCAACATTGGCGGGCATTTTAGAAAACCCCTTGAGAGCCACTTGCTGAGTCCATTATACCCGTGGGTGTAGTGAAATACCGCGACAGCCGAGCGAGCCGCCGTGCAGCGGACTGTGCCTCAATACTGTTCTCGCCGGTGATTGTGGGGTTCGTTGTTCCCGGAGCCACAGCACCACCCGCTTCGTCTTTCTTGAGACCCGTCATTTTGGCAAATCCACCACCCGCATCTCCGCCCACCGCATTCAACAACAAACCGGTTGGGGAATAGTCCACGAGTTTCTCGATAACGTCACTCATCGCGGCCTCCGTGTACTGCGTAATGTTGAATTAAATTTCACTTCCACGGTTTTAATATTACCACCATTCTCTTTTTTGTCAACTGTTTTTTTACGGACGGGGAAAGCGAAGGTGAGAATAGCTGCGTCCAGTTTGTTTGGGCTCCACCCGAGATCTTTCTTGATATCATCCTTGGCAACTAAATACGCCACTTGGTTACTGGTTTCTTTTTCCACGGGGATCGCGCCTATCTCGGTAATAAATTGTTGGTCATCTGGGATGGACACATCAGGATCTTGGAACCACTCGCGGAAGTCGAAGTGCATCTGGACGCGCATATTCCGGTGTCTCTGGGGATCAACCGCCTTCTCGCCAAAATGGACCCCCTTCACGAGTCGTTTGCTGTATCCCAGTTCGTGAAGTCGGTCAAGTGCTCCATGCTCGTTGGTTGTATCGAACACAACGAGATCTGGATTCTCACGGTCAATAATGTGCGCCACCCTCCCGGCAAGTCTCATATCCCGCTCAGTGCCGTCGTCTGCCTTGATAGTCTCGAACGGGTACATCTTTCTACCCTGCCGCCTCAGGATTTCCGTGTCGTCACCTGTGCGCCCTTGGTCTATCCCAACAATGAGTGGCTTAGTGACGTCATCAGGCACCTTCTTGCCCCGGGCCAGATACACCCTAGCGAGATCAAAGAACCTGCCTTCGGCCTTCACAAACGCTTCTTCTGGGTTGAAGGGGTATTCCTGGACAAACTTCCATTCCGCCCCACCGAACGACGCCACCTTCCGGCGCCGCCAAGCTAAGTGTTCGAGCGTCAATCCGTCAGCTTTGTACAGCTCATAATACTTCTGTTCCTTTTCGTCAAGATCACACTCCCGGAGTCCGGGGGTATCACGGTACCCGTCGTCATAATACCACGGGATGAACACAAGAACAAACCCGTTCTTACCCGCAATTGCACCCATGACGAGATTGTAAAAGAAGTTCCCGGGACCGTTGGCTGTGGATTCAAATATGACTTCTGTCCCGTGGACGTCCGCAACTGTTTGCATGAGTCCTGTGGATAATTGGTCGGCGTTCTCGTAGAAAGCGACCTCGGAACCATGAAACAGCTGCACGGTCATTCCGCGGCCGATCTGGGCGCTCCCGGCGGTGCCTACCGTGTAACTCGACCCACCCACCATAACCATGGCGCGTTCGGTATCTTTCTCCAACGGGATCTGAAAGTCCGACGGCAAATTCTGACGGAACTTCTGGGCCATGCCAAATATCTTGATCGTGGATTCAACCTGGTGGGCAAGAACGAAAGCGGAGAGATTCGATTTGAAGTTGGTCCGGTGAAAGTAGCGAGCCTGGACGTAAGTGGTGCACCCTAACTGGCGGCCTTTGAGTATGATCGCCCTGACCATTCCGGTCTCCCGGCGCTGTTTCTCGATCTTTTCGTGGATGGTACGCTGGGCACGGTTGAATACCAGGGGGAGAATAGCCCCATCCTTCGCGACTATCTTGAGACATTTGGCTGAGTAGAAGTCTAGATCAGAGACCAACCGTGTCAATATCAATCGCTGATCGTTTGTCAGGTCCACGGGCCGCCTCCTTTCCCGGCTGCTCGTTCTGAGCTATCTGGTTCAGAAACTCTTGGAGGGTCCCGGATGCTTGCACAACTGTTTGAGTCGGGCGCCCTAACAACCGATCAAGCAGTTTGTTCAGTGCGTCTGTGTCGCCATTGGCTGCTTTTGTAGCTGCGGAGAACAGGGCTGCCTCTAGCAAGGTCATGCCGATCTTGTCTGCCTCTGTGCCGTTGTACGGCATGGCGACAATATCGCGTATCTGACGAGAAATCTCGGACGGAGACATCCTGCTGCCACCGGTAGGAACTACTTCCCCGCCGACAACGGCTATACCATCCCGAGGGTAGAGGATGCTTCCGGCTTCCGGCATCTTACAACTCGTCGACGACGCTACCAGCCGCTGGGGACCCAGCACCCCGAGCCTTCTCCACCCTATCCTTGCGGGGCGGCAGTGTCTCGTGGATAGCGTTCATCTCCATGAACTCACGTTCGTCGTTACGAATGCGATCTTTCCGGGACTTCTGGGCCAGGAACGTGTCAGGCGACGACAGGTAGTCGTATATGTCGGAACGAAGCTCGTCAATGTCAACGTATTCGTCCTCTCGGATAGGAATATTTTTCTCGCGCAGGAACTCAGCAAGCTGCTTCCGGGAGCGGATGTTGATGGGCAGGTCGATTTTCTGTCCGTCGAGGGGGACAACCTCGTCAATAGACACGAACCGGATACGAGCGAAGTCAGTGTACTCCCGGGCAAGTAGGATCGGCATGAACCGGCGCTTCAGCATCCCGCGGATATTGATGATGGAGTTGACGAGGTACTGCGGCTCCGCCAGCTTAGTTTCCTCATTCACTTTCGTGCCGATGTACTTGCGAGTAGTCTCACGGAATATTTCCATCGACGGGAAACGGACATCCCGGGTGAAGCTCTTTATACCCTTCTGGTCGTTGGTTTTCCAGTAGTACTGTCCGTGAGTACGTACCAATATGCCGCTGCTCGTCGTCGGTCCCGCCCCACCCCTACCGCTGCTCGTCGTCGGTTCCTTTGTGTCCTTCATACCGCCCTCCTGTGGTTGCGAAATTCTTGGATTCCCAGATCCATTTGCGCTAATATAGCACAGCTTGGTGGATTTGTCAATTGATTTCTTTTACACCCTACGGGGATGTGTGAGGGGTGGGTACTATTGGATTTCAAAATCACTACAATTTTCTTGTGTGGGTGGGTCTACTTAATCTCACGCCGTGAATCCCTCGTTGGATGCCATACGTCATCGCCTGCATCCCCAGGGGTGGGTAAACGAAAAAACAAAACAGGCAATGAACAACAACCTGGATGGGCGACCTATCAACGCCATGTTGAGCTTTGCTACATATGGGATTGACTATGCTCCTTGTGTTCACTACGTGCACAACGAACACACAACACATATGGGTATTGTGTGAAAGACAGGACAATGGGGACAGTAGTGACTATTTGCCTGGTAGATAGTGAACACGTTGGAGATGTTTAAGAAGTGGCATCGTTTCGCGACATTTTACATACAGTTACTAGAATATACGTAATAAATAAATAGTATACCCCTAAATACCCCTCTATTTTTTTTATTATTATTATTATTTTGGGGAGTATATATAATAAAGAATGAAAGGGTTAGACTTCTCGGAAGTCTCCCCAATGATCTCAATACTTCCGAACAATGTCAACGGTCTTTATATCCCCATAGTACCAAGAAAGCCAAGTATGCAAGAAATACAAACAAATCACTTGACAACACCGGCAACCGTGGTATACTTATACCAGGTAGGGGACGCAGAGACGTACCCGACAGCGACGGACGGAACGCAACACAGCGACGGAGGACGGGATGAACCAGACACAGCGGGCCAGAATGGCAGCAGAGATAACAACCGCAACGTCAGATGACACCAAAACGATGTTCAGCTTACTATACAAACTAGAACAGCATTGCGCTGATCGTAACATGAACGCACGCGAAGCTGAAATTGCACAGATCATACGTAAACTAAATGCAATGGGATTCAGGGAGACCGCAACATAATATCACAACCGGCCGCGAGGCCAGAAAGGCGGAACGAGATGACAAACGCGCAGCGGGCCAAAATGGCAGCGGACATCCAGCGACACGGGGAGCAGATCAATGCTATATTCAACACTGGACTAGAGCCGGTCCAGGTATCCAAGATGTTGCACCGGCTAGAAAATAAAATGCACCGCATAACTACGGATTATTGCAACGGTATTATAGACAGCGAACAGTACGAGAGAATCGAGACCGCTACGCTTGACAAGCTGGACAAAATACTGGCATTCAGGAAGCTAGGTATACCAGTGTTTGTAAACGGCGACGCGCGCGGTTACGCACTGAAGATCCGCGATACCTGGATAAATGACCAATACCGCGCGAGCGGCGGGACATTCCGCCTCACTACCGACATGGGCGGATACGGAATCATCGCGCCGGACTTCACGCCGGTCAACCAGACATACAACAAATAAGAAAGGACGGACGGCGCTATGATTGCATATCTAGCTGCTATGGCCGGAATGACAGAGGCGGAATTTATTCAGGACCGCAGGGATGGACTGAAAGCGATTGACCAGCTGCGCATATTCTATGCGGCAGCTTACATTGCAAAAAAGGAGGCGACACAATGAACGAACAGACCCGAACCGAGCAGATTGAGGCACTAATCAAGGACACAGAGCTAGAAGGCCTGGATATACCGGACGCAGACAGCGCGGACGAACTGATCGAGGCACTAGAGGAGCAGATCAACGAAACCGAGGTAATATATTATAGCAACGCTATGAAGTACCTGGCAGAGAACGACGCCAGCCTCAGCGCAAGCCTGGAACTAGCCGCGGATATGGGCTATACACCGGACAAACTCAACAGTGAGATACTAGCTACTATATTACAGCGTGACAATATGCTCGAAGAGCTGGAAAAGTACCGAAGCGAAATAGAGGAGATATACGACACCAACGAAATAGAATGAGCGCACGTCCGCGCCGGGCGTGAGACCTGGCCGGAGTCGGGCAGGTAGAACAAACAAGGGGAGGCAAAAATGCAGCCAAGTACATTCAGGAGAGACCAAGAAAACCCGCTGTATACGCGAGCAATGCCATTCATCAAGAAACTAATACAGCGGGGCGTACCACTATCTGCTATTGATACAAACGATTTCAACAGCTCATATCCAGCGGTGTATATCACGCGCGAATATGGGCGCAACTGGGGTGGACGCTACAAGAAATACCACGCATGGAATAGCAGAACGTTACGCTATGCGGTTTCATTTTACCGAGCCGTTACACCAAACGCAGCGCACGGGCACCGCGCGTAGAAACAGAAAGGAGGCGGAGAGATGGCAAAAACACTCTGGGTCATAAAAATATCCGGCCATTACGCGGGCCGAACTTGGCAGCCGGTAACGCATAGCGAATATGACGTACTGGAGGAGTTGCGACAGGCAGGATACGGGCCAGAACTGAGCGTAGAGCTGGGAGAGGTACCAACTACCGCAGCGGAACTGATCGCGCAGCTATGAGCGCCTGGCGCGTAGCTGTAGGCATCCTGGCGGTATTTCTGACAGTTGGGATAGCCCGCGCAGCTGAATATACTGACGCCGAAATACTGGCCGCAATATACCAGGCAGAGGGCGGAGCACGGGCGCAATATCTGTATGGCATCCGGTCCGTAAAGTATAAGAACGCGCAGGAGGCGCGGGCTATTTGCCTCAGGACGATCAGAAACAACCGCGCAAGGTACAGGAAGTATCTGGACGGAACCCGGACCAGAAAGGGAGGGGAATTTTTCCGGGCTGTATCTTATGCCGACTTTTTGGAATTCTTGGGAAATAGGTATTGTCCGCCAGGCTTAGGTGGGGTGAATCGTTATTGGCTGCGGAATGTCCGCAAAATATTGGAACGACAAACGGGGAGGGGAAAATGATCTTTGGAGAGGACAAACCAGACAGAGATTTTTGGAATCAGATATTTTGGCTAATCGTGATCGCCATGTTCGTGGCGTATGGGAGTTTCTGGGTAGCGGACAATGTAGTCCGCCCATTGTGGGAAGATGCGGAACCGTACTAACAAGGGAGGTGGTGTGATGACGGGGTTGACAGAATCACAAGTATTACAAATGGCGAAAGCCACGCTCGATCAAATAGAGCGCGAACGCGTAGAACACAACATGGAAATATTGCGAACGGCTGCACCGGCGATACTGTTCCGGCTGCGCGACGCGGCAAAGATCATGGAATCGTGCGGATACGTGCTCGATCCACTGGCGGAGAGTTCGTTGTTTGAGTACGCCATAAAACAACGCGGTGGAGAGGGGAGGTAGGTAGGAGATGCGGAATCAGCTACACCACTGCGACCGATGTCGTGAGCGATCAGAAGTATGGAAGCGAGACAGCGACGGGAAATTCTTTACGTATTGTATCACTCCGGGTTGTCAAAAGAATTTCCTTGACAGAAATATATCAGGTGGTACAATCGGAAATACTACACCGGAAAACAAGACGGGTCAAAAAGACCCGGGATCTGAAAGGTCTGAAGGGACGCAGATGACATACCGGGACGCAAAAATACTTATCACTGAAGCCCGCAAACTCGGCTATCGTGGTACTGACTGGGAGCAAAGTTTCCTGCAACGACTGGAAGCTATGCAACCAGTCATTTTGCTTCCGGAGGACGCAAGCGTAGTTGAGGAATTCTACCGCCGCGCAACAGGCGGGGGATACCGGACAAACAAGAGGTCGTTGTCCCGGACACCGGCAGACATGGGGGAGTTTTGAGCGTCACTCACAGGCGATAAATAACCCTCGCCTCATTGGTAATGTGAAAGGAGAAGGGAATGAAACTTGAAATCGGTGAGAATGTAGCGATAACAATAATTACTGTTGTTACTCTTGTTGCATTGGTAATTATCCTCTCCGGTTGACACTCCACAACCTGCCTATACCTTGAGGGGAGTGCATAATGGGCAATGTTTGGGAACGTAAAACGCCAGAACAATTAGAAATCGAAACCATCGAAGCAGCAAAGAACATGAAATCCGAAGAAGTGGCTGCGCAATTAAAAAACTTTGAGCGTTGGGCGAACATCTATATTAATGAATTTACATATGGTGATAAACGGATAGACGCTTTGATTATAGATACTGACCATAAATGGTTAAGAGGTTTTGAAATAAAAGTATCGAGGTCAGATTTTCTTAATGATGAAAAATGGGAAAACTATTCTTCATTTTGTTCCTCATTATCTATTGTATGCCCCTGGGGTCTTATCCAAAGAGAAGAAATAAGTAAGCCTTTTGGGTTATTATGGGTTAGTCGGAATGGTTGTTTAAAGTGGATAAGGCGACCTAAAAACTTTCAAAAAAGGGAGGCGCTTGCTTGGAGATTTTTATACTACCGTGTTATGGAAACAGAATTTAAGAGATTATATTGGCTTAGAAATAATGTATCATCAGTGGGGGTTGACAAATGATTTACCTCCTCCTCTGTCTTTTGCTCTCCGGCTGTCAAACTGTGAATTGTCTGTATTTAGAAGGCAAGCAGTTGATAGAGATATGCGATGACAACACGACTAATGTGATGGACTGTTCGGGGGAGAAGTGTGTGAGGACGAAGGTGGAGAGGACGGAGGGGATGGACATCGAGTTCGCAATGATTCATGCAATAGACAGGAGGGATTGATGGAGATAACGAGACTGGTAGGATCAGTAGCACGAGCGTTTCTCTGGGTAGCTGTCGCCACAATGAGTTTGATTTGGTTTGTAGGGGCCTGGACTTTGTTGAGCTTGGTACTACAAAAATGAAAGGAGATAAAACAATGCGTACACCACAGTTTGTAGAAATACAGACCATCGATCCGAATGCGGTATTTTCGGTGGGGGAAGCAGCCTGGCTGCTTGGGATCAGCCACAACGGATTACTCGGGCGTATCCAAGCGGGTAGTATCTGTGCAGGCAGGTCGGGACACAGGTACTTCATACTCGGAAGTGAGATACAGAAACAGATTCAGATGCCAGGGGATGCCAAACCAGCAGCGGAAGCAGCGAACGTAGCGAAAGCAGACAGCCTGTAAGGGGCGACAGTGGAAATCTTAGAGCAATTTGTATCACACGGACACAGAGTATTCCCACTTTGGGGCAAGAAACCCAGGGTAGATAAGGGCTACGACTGGAAGAAGTGGCCGGAGGGGACTGGCAAGTCCTGGCGTGACATCTCAGGCAACTACGGTGTCCACTGTGAGAAGATCCTCGTCATTGACGTAGACGTCAAGGACAATGCCAAAGGCAAGGAATCGTACAAGCATCTCACTGCCGACTTGGGATACCCGGATGGCTGGGAGCGAGAAACGATGGTTGTCCGTACAGGTACAGGCGGCTTTCACGTGTACCTCGGTTGTCCCGATGTTCCTACACAACTGTACTTACGGGACTATCCGGGACTCGAGTTTCGTCACGGACCATTTTACGTCGTCGGCCCCGGAAGCACTCACCCGGAAACCAAGAAGGTGTACGAGATCGTGTGCGGGGATCTCGACCACTTACTCCGGGTACCGTATGAGATTCTTGAGCTTATACAAGCCAAACAGGGAGTAGAGACGCTGGGTCCTGCAATCCCGGAAGGATTCATTGACGACGATCCGCTGAACGTGGAGCGCTTCCGGGAAGTAATCTCCACAATGCCGGGGGCGACAGCGGGAAATCGGCGTAACAGCGTGTATATAGTCGCCTGCCGGGGGCGTGATCTGGGATTGTCCGAGCAAGTGTGCCTGGAGACCATCCGGACAGACTACGCGAGCAAGCTCGACCCAGAACTGGACACGGCTCTGATTGCGTCCACAGTGAAAAACGCATACACCTACGCAAAGGAATCCGCAGGGCATCTGAACGCGGGGGCAATCTTTGCAACCGCAAATGTTGGCGAGAGAATCGACTTCGGCAATATAGGGTATGACTTCAATCCCAAAGGGGTGTTGCAAAAAACCCTCAACAACTGCGTGAATCATATCGCCACAATACCCCAGTTGTGTGAGGTATTCAGGTACAATGTGTTCTCTGGTCTGGTAGAGATCGGATCGTCTGCCCCGTGGTACAAGGAGCGCGGTGCCAGAGGCGCAAATTTCTGTGACGAGGATATCGCACTACTGAAGTACTTCCTGTGCAAAACAATGAAGATCGAGTACGCCCGGGACACACTATTCGACTCCATCGTGGTAGTCGCTCATAAGCGTCACTACCACCCGGTGAGAAATTACTTGACGTCACTGAAATGGGATGGGGTGTCTCGGATCGACGGGTGGCTTTCCCGGTACGGTCATGCGGCGGATACGATCTACACGAGAGCAATCGCCCGTAAGGTCCTTTGTGCCGCGGTGAAACGGGCGTTCGAGCCGGGGTGTAAGTGGGACTACGTCCTCATTATAGAGGGTGCCCAGGGAATTGGGAAGTCAACACTCTGCCGGATACTGGGGAGAAGCTGGGCAGGGGATATGAACCTCGATCCACACGAGAAGGACAGTATTTCCATGATGCTGGGTAAGTGGGTTATCGAAATGTCCGAAATGACAGCTCTGCGGTGGCACGACGCAAACGCTATGAAGAGTTTCATCACGCGAGAGAAGGATACCGTTCGGCTGCCGTACGAGCGACACGCAAAGGACTTTCCCCGGCAAAGCATTTTCATAGGAACTGTGAACCCTGAGCACGTGGGGTATCTCAACGACATCACGGGCAACCGACGTTATTGGATAACGAAATTCAACGGGCCGGTGGATCTCATGGGACTCGAGAAGGTGGCTGACCAATTGTGGGCGGAGGCAGTGCAGTGTTACCGTCAGGAACCCCTGTTCTTGCGTGGTGAGGCGGAATTGATGCAGGCACTCGAGGCACAGGCACGTATGCCCGAGGATCCACTGAAATCCAATGTAGTGAAATGGATGCGTGAGAATCCGGACACCGATGTAGTCACTACAAACACTGTACTCGAGTGGCTCGGCGTTCCAATGAAAAGTGTCAACCGCGCCGACCAAAGCCGTATTGCCCAGAGTCTTATTGAGATGGGTTGGCAGAAAGAAATCACTCGGGAGGGCGGGGTCTTCAACACTCAGTTCCGGAGACCCAGAGTAGCAATGACAGCGGTGGAGGAGTTATGAGCAAAATCGGCCTCATCCAAGTTGACGGAACCCTTCCCAATCTTGCTTTGATGAAATTAGCCACATGGCACAAAGCACAGGGCGACGAGGTAACTATCATAGATATTTCCTCTCACCGGTTTGACAAGATCTATGGTAGTAAGATATTTATGGGGGGAACAGGGTATGATTTGTCAGCCAAATTGCCCCCAGAAATTGAAGAAGTAATCCCTGACTACGCGGCGTTTGGTTTGGATTATTCGATAGGATTTTTCAGCCGTGGTTGCGGCAGGAACTGCGGTTTCTGCATTGTCCAAGAAAAAGAAGGCCCGTTTCACGACGTGGATACGAAGTGGATTACTAAACAGAAAGTAATCCTCCTCGACAATAATTTCTTAGTGTCCCCTCTCTGGAAAGCTAAACTGGAGAAGTTTATCAAAAACAAAAATAAAGTGTGCTTCAATCAGGGGCTTGATATTCGGCTCGTCACCCCGGAAAAGGCCGAGGTACTGTCACGGGTGAAGTATTATGACCTCGGTTTTCGGAAGCGGCGACTGTATTTTGCTTTCGACAATCCCGTGATAGAACCCCAGATCCATAGGGGGGTATTTACGCTTGATGAAGCGGGTATACCCCCGGCGCATCTGATGTTCTATATTCTGGTAGGGTTCAATACTGCGTTTGAGCAAGACGTACACCGATTCAACGTGATTAATTCGAAGGGGTGTCTGCCGTATATCATGTTGTATAACAGGACAAGAGACAAAAATCTGATGCGCTTCGCCCGATGGGTAAACAAACGGTACTACAAGGTAGTAAAATTTGAGGACTACAAATGATCCGCCTACTTCCATTCCAAGAAATCGGTCGTGACTTCCTTGTACTGAGGCAGAACGCGATACTTGCTGACGACATGGGCCTCGGGAAGACATATGAGGTCATAGAGGCCATGAAGAAAGCGGGAATATCCCAGGGCGTTATATTGTGTCCGCAGTCGATACGTCGTAGTTGGGTAAAGCGTATCCGTGAACAGATGCCGCTCGCGTTCATCAAGGAGATCACAAGCCCCAAGATCGTTCCTGACGCGTCTGCATTCAACGTCGTGAACTACGACATTGTGTGGAAGGAACCGCTCATCAAGAACCTCATGGCCGGTACATGGCAGGTCCTTGTAGCCGACGAGAGCCACTTTCTCAAGAACATTGACGCCAAGCGCACGAAGTACATTCTGGGCAAGAAGGGTCTCTACAACCGCTGTGAACGTAGGTGGATGGTAACGGGAACGCCGGTACTCAATCGCCCAGTGGAACTGTACCCGATACTACGGTCCCTGTTTCCGACATTCCTCGGGAAGTATGCGGGGTACTACGACTTCGCATACCGATTTTGTGCCGGACACCAGGGGGCGTTCGGGTTTGACGCAACAGGAGCGTCGTGCCTCCCCGAGCTTGCTGCTGTCCTGCACCCATTGATGTTGAGGCGCATGAAACAAGACGTTCTTGCGGAACTTCCGGCGGTAACGTACGACAAGATATATCTGGACCCAAGCGACAAACTCATTGCACTAACGGAACGCGAGAACGCCGAATACAACATAGGTCACGAGATAGGAGAAATTTCCTCTGTCCGTCGCGCACTTGGGGTCATCAAAGCAACCGCCGCAGTAGCTCATATCCGGGACATCCTGGACACGCGAGGTAAGGTACTTGTGTTTTTCTGGCACACTGACGTGTGTGATATGATCGCTTCCGCGTTCCCCGGCAAGTGTGTCCGTCATACAGGTGCGGAAAGTACAGCGGATAAAGAACGGAACGTCAGGAGATTCCAGTCAGACCCGGGTATCTCGTTGTTCCTTGGGAACATCAAATCCACTGGTTTCGGGGTCGACGGGTTGCAGGAAGTATGCGATACTGCTGTGTTTGTTGAGATGTCTTACGTTCCCGAGGAGCTTCGTCAGTGCATCGACCGGCTGAACCGGATGGGACAGAAAAATCCCGTACAGGTACAGTTCCTTATAGCAGAAAACAGCGTAGACGAGCGGGTCATTGGAACCCTGGCCGAGAAGGCCAAAAACATCAATGTCCTTATGGGGAGCAGAAAGGAGGCGAACGAGACAGAAAAGACAACAGAGTTTGTAGCAACAAGATGTGGAGCGTGTGGAAGGCTTACAGAGATGACAGAGTTAAAACGGGTAATGAATATATCCGTCTGCCCAACGTGCAGAAAAAATATGGAGTGTCTGATATGAACGACCAACAGAATGAACGACTTGTAGTAGCTTTTGAGAATATCGCTAACGGCATCGAGCGAATAGGTGCATTGATGCTGCCGCAGAAACTTGTTGCGGAGGCAACACCCCGGAAGCAGAAGGTGGCACCTGCTGCGGCACCGGCAGTCCCTGCGGTTAATGACGACATCATTCCGGGACAGGATGACGCACCAGCAGTGGTAGCAGCGGACGACGCACCCACCGTGATGATGTGCCTGGACATAAAGGACGCCGCAGGACTTCGGGCGTTCACGCAGAAGGCTCTTGACGCGGCAGAAATCGAATCCCGGTCAAGCAAACGCCCACAACTGGTGAACGAGCTTGTCACGTTCATCAAGGGCGAAGTTTGCGCCAAGTTTTCGCCCACCGAGCCGAAGCTCGCTAAAGTTCCCGCGCAACACGCAGGGGCGGCAGCGCAGATGATCTTCGACTGGTGTCTGAAGAACAAGATACTCATTCAATAGGAGGCCGTTATGGTACGACAAAGAATGCCAAACACGCCCCCTGTGGCAGTAGAAGCTGTGGCCCCCAAGGTTCACACTGCTCTGTCCCCGTCGAACGCCGACAGGTGGTTGAATTGCCCCGGGTCGGTGGCGCTTTGCGCGACGTGTCCGAAACCAGACCAGTCAGAGTCCGCGTCAGAGGGGGAAACCGCCCACGCACTGCTCGAGAAGTGTCTCGTGAATCAGAAACTCGATCCGATGGACTGTCTGGGTATGACTCTCGGACAGTGTGAGGTAGACGAGGACATGGTCGAGGCAGTGGTATTTGCCCGGGACACAATACTGGCAGAACTCCAGAAAGGTGGGGTGTTGTTCACCGAACAGAACGTCGAGATATTTCCGGGGATCTCGGGGACGCTTGATGCGTGTATCGTGAAAGAATTCAACTCCGTCACGATATTCGACTTCAAGTACGGCAAAGGCGTGATCGTCCGTGCCGCCGACAACCCCCAGATGCTTTTGTACCTACTCGGGATACTGAAGAATTTTGATGCGCCGTCACTGCGGCTTGTCATCATTCAGCCCCGTGTAGACGAACAAGTGAGCGTCTGGGATGTACCGGAAGGTTACATGGAAACGTTCCGTACAGAAGTGGAGCGACGTATCGCACTCACAAAGGAACCCGGTGCTACGGTTGCCGCAGGGAAATGGTGCAAATTCTGTAACGCCAAGGTCGTCTGTCCGCAACTGCGCCAGGACATCTCCGACAATCTCCCTGCAATACCCGGCAAGGAACTCGTGTTCCCTGACGTGAAAGGACTGCCCGTAAGTGCGGTCCTCAAAATTCTGGACTATCGTGACAGGATTGACTCCTTTCTCGACGCTGTATTCGCGTACGCGCAGGAGTACATAGAGGCAGGTGGTGAGCTGCCCGGATGGTACATAGGAAAAACCCGCCCCCACCGCAAGTGGGCAAATGAGGAGGACGCTCTCGCTGCCTTCGCGGATCTGGGTCCAGCGGCCTTCAAGGTGACGATCCTCTCACCCGCCCAGATGGAGAAGCTCGCAGGCAAGGAGCGTGTAGCACCTCTGGTATTCACACCGGAAGGAGGTCCAACACTCAAGAGAACAGAGACAGCAGAGAAACAAAAGGCACCAAAGGCACCAAAGGCACCAAAGACACAAAAGGGAAAAGAAACTCTCATAGACCAGTTGTAGAATGGAGGCAGTATCATGGATAACAAACAGGTAAGAAGTACGTACACCACAGCAGCATTTCGGCTCTCGTACCCGGCATTGTTTGAGCCGGTAGCTGTGATGGGCAATGAGGCAAAAAAGAAATATAGCGTCACCATGTTGTTTCCCAAGAAGTCACTCGTGGCTCAGTTGGTTGCCCAGAAGCACCCGGCGGCGACGTGGATGCCAACGGACAACTGTGCAGGCTTTTACCAAGAGGTTGTGAAGATCGCCCGGGCAAACTTCGGACCTGACGTGGATCTGAAGTCTCTCAAGCTCACCAAATTCCGCGACGGCGACAAGCCAAAGGACAGCGGCAAGGTGGATGAGAACGAGAAGGGATACATCGTATTACGGGCGTCAAGTGACACACGCCCCGACGTACTGCGGGGTGACAAGACCCGTATTGCTGATGCAGCCGAAGTGTACCCAGGTTGCTGGGTAAGAGCGGTACTGACGGTGTCCCCATTCGTCCACAAAGTCGGTGGCCGCGGGGTCACGATCTACCTCGCCGGTATTCAGAAACTCGCCGACGACACAACGTTCTCGTCACGACCGCGTGCAGAGGACGAGTTCGACGCAGTGGCGACGGGCGAGGGATCCGTTCCCGCACCAGCTGCAATCCCGGCGGGCGAAAAAGACCCGTGGGAGTCATAGAAACCAGAAGGGAGTATGACATGGTAGAGTTTGGAGAGTTCAATGTAGTTGTGGATGATAGCCACCGATACACGGATGTGTTTTCCGATGGCTACATTGGTCCGGGTGGTGCTCATCACCATTATGAAGTCCGCCGAAAAGGGGAAGCTGTGGTCCAGATGCGTTTCTCCTTTCAGGACGGTCCGATAAAAGAAACCGGGGTAAACGGGATTATGGACGAGAATCTTTTGGCTGTCGTCATTGACCGTTTACGTGGCTTCCAATCCGGTCAGTATGCGTGTAGAGCTAATGCTATAGCTCTGACGCATTTGGAAGAAGCCCTTATGTGGTTGAAAGAGCGAACAAAGGACCGTATTGTCCGCGGAGTTGAAGGGACGCATAAGGTATAGAAACCAACAGCCCGTAAGGGCTATAAGAAGGCACAGTCGGTCCGTAACTGGCGTAAGTGAGTGGACCGTCCCTCCACTCAGCCGACTGGAGCCTCTCTGGAGAATAATGTGAGAGCCTACCTTGACTTTGAATCCAGATCACAAGCAGACATCTGGACCACTGGTGCTTACCGTTATGCGGAAGACCCAAGCACCCAGGTTCTCTGTCTTGCCTGGGCGGTGGACGGCGGTCCTGTGGAGGGTGTCCTCTGCAATCAACTCCGCTCGGCGATCCCAATACTCAACAAGCTGATCGCGGACGGCGCTGAGTTCCACGCACACAACGCATACTTTGAGAGGAGCATCTGGCGTTTCCGTATGGTCCCCTTGGGTTTCCTTCCTATCCCTATTGTCCAGTGGCGTTGTACCGCAGCCAAGGTATCTGCCCACGCACTCCCGCGCCAGCTGGAGAAGGCCGCCATTGCCCTTGGGTGTAAGTCTCAGAAAGACATGGAAGGCAATAAGCTCATGCGTGCGCTCTGCACAACGACGGGGGCAATTCCACGGGCGAGATTGGATCGCCTGTTGTCCTACTGTAAGCGGGACGTGGAGACAGAACGTGAGATAGACACCGCACTCCCCGATCTGTGCAGCACGGAACAACGGGTGTGGTTCATGGATCAGTATATTAACGACACGGGGGTAACAATCGACACTGTAGCTGTCAACAACGCTATCAGTCTCGCCAAACAGGAAACCGACGTACTGAACGCAGAGCTACACCAACTTACTGGAGGACTAATAAATGCAGGAACACAGACGACCGCTATTCGAGCTTTCCTGGAACGGAAAGGTATTAAAATTCCAAATATGCAGAAACAGACCATCCGGGAAGCGATCTTGGGGGCAGGGGGTGACAACTTGCGTATCCTACAACTTAGACAGCAGCTTTCTCTCACGTCTATCGCCAAGTATAACGCGCTTGCTGCGTCAGTGTGTAAGGATGGCAGAGTGCGCGACACCCTCATCTACCACGGAGCGTCGACCGGCCGCTGGAGTGGGAAACTCGTTCAAGTCCAGAACCTCGTCAAAGCGACAATCCCCGCAAAGGATATCAATGTGGCCATCGGGATATTACGAGATAGACCAGACGGGTTCTCGTGTATATACGATACCCTTGCGACGCTGTCGTCATGTATCAGGGGGATGTTTGTACCGTCAGTTGGGAAATCTATGTTCATCACCGACTTCTCTGCTATCGAAGCACGCGTCGTTATGTGGCTTGCCGGAGAAACCAAAGGGCTGAAACTGTTCAGTGACGGGGATCTTGACCCTACGCTGCCAGACATCTATGTTCACATGGCACGTGAGATTCACGGGAACCAGAAGCTCACCAAAGCGGACAAAACGGCTCGCCAGCTTGGGAAACAGGCGGTGCTTGGGTGCGGATTCGGGATGGGTGTCGACCGATTCATTGCCACGTGCGAGAAGTACGAAGTGGACGTCACACCACAACTCGCCGACCGCGCTGTGAACCAGTACCGCAAGACGTTTCCGAACGTAGTGAGATTCTGGTATGCACTCGAGGACGCCGCCAAGAAGTGCGTAAGTAGCGGACGTCCTACCACCTGCGGGCGTATTGGCTTCCGTATCGGTGGAGAGTTCCTCTACATGGTGCTTCCGTCAGGACGAGCTATCGCGTACCACCACCCAAAAGTGAATGTCGAAGGAGAATTGAGTTACTTGGCGGTCAACTCACTCACCAATCACTACGAGGTAGAGCATACTTGGGGCGGTAAGTTGGTTGAGAACGCCACCCAGGCTGTCGCCAGGGATCTGATGGTAGCGAGTATGTTCAGGTTGCTCCGTGCGGGACACACTATTCTCTTCACTGTCCATGATGAACTGGTTACAGAGAAGGAATCTGACACACCCGAGCACGTAGTGAGCATTGTCCGGCGGGTGCCGGACTGGGCTGTCGGCTGCCCCATCAATGCCGAATGTAACAAAACCACGCGGTATCAGAAATAGGAGGGATTGAATGACACGGATAGCAGATTACCACCGCAGAGTCGACGCTGACAGGCAGGCTAAGAAAGCCGAACTGGACCCGTCGAGAGTACAGGGACTGCCAGTAGCACCGACACCGACACCGACACCAAAAGCAGTGGCACCGGCGGCCGCACCAGTTCGGAAAGCCAAAAAAGGGAAGAAAGCGAAATAGCGCGGTTCACAACCCCCCGGGGTGTTGAGCCCCGGGGCCAGGGAGGTATCGAATGGAAGGTAAAACTCACAAGATCCACGTCAAAGGCGGTCCGCCGGAGTGTCCGTTGTGCCGTAACACAATGCGTGAAGTGATACAGAAGAACAAGCAACCTCTCGTGTTCACGCGCGGATGGACGCCCGTAAGTATTTTTTACGTCTGCGTGAGAGAAGGCTGCATGGTGTCGATCCGCAAGAACGACTCGTGCATAAAACAGTGGGACAAAATCAACAATCCGTCCACTGCGCCAAAGTGTCAGTTCTGCCAGAAACCGATGCGTGTATTCGTGCGGAGTGACCGATTCTGCATCATGCAGTGCAGGGACAAGAGCCACTACCCATACCAAGTAGCCAGAGGAAACGCAGAGAGTTTACCGCCACTGAAGGGAGACAAAGATGCCAACCCAGAAAAGTAAGAAGCCGGATACAGATGCGGGTGCACCCACAACGCTCGAACGATTCCAATTCATACTACGAGAGGATCTCGGATACAGAGAGGAGTGTCTGAACCCGGACGCAAGATTCGAACATGACATCGGAATGGACAGTATAGACATCGTGGATATGGTTCTCGAAGTCGAGGAAGAGTTTGGCGTGACAATCGAGGACGTGGAGATGGATGGTATCAAAACCGTTGGATCGTTGGTCGAGTGGTTGGATGGGCACAAGGACAAGGACGGAGCATGACATACATCCAAACTGACATACTGGGGTGGTTGCTCGCGACAGTCGCCCCTGTATTATTCTTCCTTTCTCTCTGGTTACTTGGGGTGAGGTTTGTATGAAAGCCTCCGCCCCCGAGTTTCGTATCCAAGCTGACTGGGTGCTTCAGACACAACTACGCTACCCGGATCTGTTGTTCACGATTGCGCCGGCCGGGTTCATCATGTCTGCCGGTCAAGCAATGAAGATGGTACGTCTGGGATACCGTTCAGGTACTCCAGACGTACTTGTGTTCGAGCCTCGGGGCATATACCATGGGCTACTGATTGAGTTTAAAGCCCCTGGTGGCACGATATCCCCCGCCCAGAGGGAGTTCGTTCGGCTTGCTGACGTCCGTGGCTACAAGACCGCTTTCTGCTTCAGCACAGCCCAAGGAAACATGGTGTTGGAGAAGTATCTCACTCACGGGAGCCCAGTGGACTTGTGATATCCCCTACGCCGCAAACCATCTTCCCCTGGGTTTTGATAGTTCTGGATCTCTGTGCCGCTGGGGTGTATGGACTGTACGGCGACTGGATACGAACGCTCTACTGGATATTTGCTGCGGGACTGACGATCTGTGTTACCCTCATGTGACAGTCTTACTTATCACAAACGATTCGAGCAAAAAGCCCCAGTGTTTGAGGAATACCTCGGGGGTCTTGGTGAACGCCATGATACGACCGACACCACGCTTCTGAGACCATTCCTCTAACATTCTGTACGCTTCACGCCGGTGTTCAGGAAGGGCGGTAGGAAGTGCCGCAGCGGAGAGTACAAATGCCACACGTTCCCCGTTCCACCGTTCCACCCGGGCATACACATACCCACCGTGAATGATGACGCAGAAGTGGTCTGACTGGTCCACACGGAACACCGGAACGGGTATCCCCGGCAGGAGTTCCCCCGCAAGTATCTCGAGTTCTTCTATGTCAGACTCGCGTGCATAACGAGGTGGGTGCATTACTGTACCTCGACTTTTGGGCTTTTCTGTACCAGCAAGCCCGTAATCACAATGGTATAGAATACTATTGCCCCATTCTGCCACACAAACAACCCGCCTGCACTCACAGCCACACAGACGAATGACGCAAGTAAGTGGGCCTGGAGTCGATCGAGCGGAAAGCACGACCTCACAAACGTCCAGAGAGCGAGCAGAAACAACGCCAGCCCCACGATGCCGGTGTTGTAGAGGATCTCCGCGTAGTCGTTATGCGCCTCGAGGAATGTCTCTCCCAATCCTGCCTTTGGGTGCTGTGCGTGGAAGATGTACGGAAAGCTCCCAAGCCCGAGTCCGGTGATCGAGTGCGCCGAACCACCGGGCGTGAGTGGGGTCTGAATGTCCGTCACTACTTGTCCCCACACAGCGAAGCGGCCGTTATCGTTCACAAACCCGTGGATTCGGGGGGATGTGAAGTATCCGATCACGAGGATCGCGACAACCAGAAGCCCCACGCCAATGACGAAGTATCTTGACTCCCTGTTGTGTGTGCCCCAGAGGAACATGAGAGCAACAACCAACGCCCCAACCGCTACCTGACTATCCAGAAAAAAGACCATCAGTACCAGCCCCACAGTCACGATTCTCTGTCTCCTATACAACGCAAGTGGTACGATCATGGCGAGAAACGACGCAAGCACCGCCGGATTCCCCAATCCCGCGCAAGACATCGCCGGACCTGTGAAGAACTGCTCAAACCCAAAGTGTTGCAGTATCCCGTACGCGGCGGATACCACCCCGGCCACGATTGCAGTGTCAATGATCGCGTGGATGTCTGGGATCGAGAAAGTCTGATGGCTGATTGCTACATGGGCGAGAAAGAATACCACGGCGTACCAGCTTGCCTGAAGTATCCACGACGGCGCGGGAACACCGGATAGGAGAATACCGACAGATGGAGCAAGTAGGTATCCGAGAAACACGAACGCGAGAAAGGCGAGAGCCCAGGGATTCCGGTACGGACGGATGCCCGACCGCAACCCAAGGAGTCCGAGCAGGAGGCACACCCCGGCAGCGAGAAGGTACTTGGGTTCTCGTGTGTCCATGCCCGGCCAGACAAAGAAAGGGAGTGTGAGCAAGCCGAAGCGAATGAGGTTGATGATGGAGAAGATCGTGGGGGAAGCTACGGAGGAAACAGCGGTATCCATATTACGCTCCTTGGCGTTTTGGTGTTGTGGTTGGGAAGAAGAAAACCCCCGGAGGCTTTCGCCTACCGGGGGCTATATGATCTTCTATTACCTTCGTGTACCGTTAGTGGTCACTATATTCCAGGACGTTCCGTCGAACACGAACGTGACGGCATCGCCCGTAGCGGACAAGAGCACGTCCGTTGTTGCACCTAAAATATTTGTTGGCGTGACCGCAAGCCCGGAAGTCTCAAACGAACTCTTGAGCGTCACTACCTTCATCTGACCTTCTGTTCCGTCGGCAAGAGTGAGTACGTCAGCCGATGCGCCCGCCGCTGTAGTGGTCACTCCCGTTACGAGCGTGGACAGAGAAGCGGCGGCCGTACCGGGATTCGCGGCGGATGTGGTCACAGACTCGTAATTGCCGAGCATGATGTCCACTTTGTTACCGCTGCGTGTGGCGGACAATCCCAGAAGATTCAGATTCTCATACACCCCCTGCTTCTCTCCGTCGACAGAGACGGATACCGCTGCAAACGACGGGGCGAGAAACACGAACCCCAAAAGCAATACTACTGCTACCCCCAACCAATTCCTCCGCATCTCACCCCTCCTGTTAGTTTGTGAATTCATATTACTCTTGTATCACCAAAACCGTTTGGTGTCAAGTAATTTGTACGCAATCTGAATACCCACGAGTAGCCCAAAGAACCCCTCACATACTTTCCACGTAAATGTACGAGCGGTAACACGGGTGTTAGACAGGATAAACAACCCCACGAACACCACTACCGTGATTACGTTCCACCACGATAGCCCTATTGGCGCAGATATAATTCCGTAGCAGCATCCGACGCAGAAACGTATCACCCACGGTGTCCTGTCGCCGTACGGGAACGAGTACACTATCATGGCTACTATGCCGACGAGCGTAGCCAACCACCACCAGTATCCAGCAATCAGAACCGCTGTGGTATATACAGCTGGCAGAATAAACCGCCTCCAACCTTTCCATCCTGGGACCTTGGCCGATATCTGCGTTCCGCCCAAGGCAAACAATATCCAGCTTATCCCTGGTACAAAGACCATAAAGAGTTCTCGGTTCATGCAAAACCTCCCGGGAACCTATGCCCGTAAAAAAGGTACTGCCAATATTCTTTTATCCAGCGTAGAATACTCATTTTAATGATTTCATTGTGCAGGCGTTGGCAGTTTCTTCTAATTCCGCGAGATCTGCTGCGCTTACCACCCACGATCCTGTCTGACGAGTGAAGGGCAACAACGGACCCCCCACAGTCGATTGTGCATGGAACTCGGTTCCCGCGGGGATATACCACCGCTGTTCAGATTCCAGTAAAACGGTATTTCGCCCGCAACTGGCGCATCCTTGCAGCAATGCAAGACACACGAGCAGGATCGCCAGCGCTAAGAGCCGCTCTATGTTCCGATTCCAGCATCTTGAATTCATTCCACGCTTTCTCCTTTCGGTATTTCGCTCCGTGAAGGTATTTCGTTACCCCCCACGCGATTGTGATTATGAGAGTTAGGAGTCCTATCAGAGAAGCCATTCGTTACACCCGGGGTTTCTTCAACTCGTTGGCCAATAACGCCCACTGATCCTGCGCGAACTGGACAAGTCCATTGGTGGGTTCCTTACCTTCTCGGGCGGCGTATTGCTCACGGAATACCTTCAGGGCTGCGTCGGTTTTCTGCAACCATACCGGTCCGGTCTTGTCGGGTATAATGCTCTCGGCCCGGTTGAACGCGTTCACGATCATGGCGAGAACAGCGTCGTCGCGTTTCGTTTTTGTGGCCTTGATGATCGCGTACGCCGCGAACACGATAACCGCCACGATCACTCCTGTGATGACTTCGTTTCCTAATACCAACTTCACGATGTCCATTTACAGCCTCCTTTTTATGCCAGGAGCCTATTCTCCCGGGTTATGCCCGTACATATCAAAAAATCCGCCAAGCCAGTTGAAACAGTATATACAGTGCACGTCGTCGTTCAAATCGTAAACTGGGAAAGTTTCGAGCCATTTATGGACTAATTTATTACATCGGTTGCAATATATCCATATTTGTTCTTCATGCAATGGCTTGTTATTCTCGCCCATTAGTTACCTCGTTAAAACATACACCGCCAAGCCTGTGATAATCGAACCCATGATAGTAAACGCCACTCCCACCCATGCCGGAGGACGGTCCAGGAGTCTATTCTCAATATTCGATATCTTCGCCATGAACGCTTTTTCCGTCTTTTCCAGCCGCACGATCATGTCCAGGTACGATTCTTGCAAGTGCTTAATGGCAAGCGTGGCATTGGTTACATCCTCGCGCACAATGACGGATTCTTCGATGTGTTTATCAAGTTGTCTGAACTTTTCAAGGCATAAATCCATCACTGCGTCGTGCGCCATCATCTCCCCCGTAGTTGTCTTACCTTCTTCCAGTCAATCATCCGGCTCAATTGCGGTATCTTATGCCTGTCGTATGCCCCCCATATATCCTCATGGACAAGCTGTTTAATCTCTTGCCTTATGGCTGCGTCAGGCAAAGACTTTCTTCCTGCTTGCCAGGCAATCGCCAAGCCGAGCGTTAAGATCAGGGCTATGTTTATGTATGTTGTTCTCATTTTTAGATATGATTATTATTCTGCGACGGGGAGTTGCTGGCGGCTCCCCCCCTGCTTCATATGTGGCGTAGATACCCATCTCCTTATTAGTATAGTATTGAGCTATATTTACCGCAGCAGGGTTATTTGTTGCGTGATAAGTCATACTGTTGTCTGAAATTATATGTGAACCCGTATCGTAATAAACGGTCCACGACGAATCAGCCCACCAGCCAAGCATATAATTATCCGCACTAACTACGTTTTGGTCTATGTTAGTCGAACAATCTGTCCATCCACCAGCCCCCGAATTTACCTCTGCTGATATGTCAATCAATGTGTCGTTACCCGTTATGATTTTATATATCACCGCCCGACCAACATCATTAGCACTTAAATAGACGGATATTTTTGTAAGTGTTCCATCGCTGGCTGGAGAATAACTATACCCGCCATTTATATAATCACCTGACCAATTCTCTGTGCTATCCCATGCCGCAGAACTATACCCAAAGGTAAAGGTATCATTGAATATAATGGGATATTTGGCGGTATCTAAAATCTTCTGATTAACTGTAATGATATAGAAGCCATCATATATATTTAAATTAGCATTGCCGATTTTCTTTCCGTCTGCGTCAATTAAAATTACAGGAAGGATTTTACAAAATCGCCCCGTTGCATACTGATTATTCTTCTTTGATTTATGGTAGACATTCCAACCGTTCCAATATTTTTTATAAATATAGACGCTTCCGCTTTTGGTGTTTGCTTTTACTCTCCAATATTCATCGGTTTCTTCCTCAAGGATTTCAGGGTGTAATGAAACATCCAATTTCTCATCGTAATTATGGCAGAAATTATAATCTTGCCACCCTGCAATCTTGAAAACCCATGTGTTAGTCTTTGGCTTCTCTTTTAGTATCAGACCGCACTTGAACAAATCTTCCGACGCTGGTTTATAATAGAAACCAATCTTACTATCCCCTATCTCCAGACTTACCTTGTCTGCGGAGAGGGGCGGAGTTAAAGAGGTAAACCAAGTCTTGTCGGGGATGATGGTAAGCTGGCACTCGTTGGACCATTTGGTGAAGGTTATTTCAGGTGAGAAAACGGACGGGTTTTCCATATTCCCAATGACTACCGTATCCTTACTTTCGCCAAGCTCTGTGGTGTATGCTTGTAGAGAGCCGACCTTTTCAAGTGTGGCGACTTCGGCGGTCTGCCCCCAAGCATTACCTAACAGGCACAGGAGTAAGGCAAGGTGTAGGGTAAGGGTTTTAGTCATCTTTTGTCCCGTCCACATGAATACGAAGTTTTGTAGGAGTTCCACCGATTGCGTCTATATCAAGGCTTAATAAAGCGTCTGCGGCTATCCCTGCATTAGCAAAATCAGTTGTCGCCTCGGTGTCGGTATCGCAAATCAAAGCCGCACTCATAACATCTGTACCGCCTGTATCGGGCGTTGCTTCTGCCCTCTCGTCGAATTGTATGGTTACGTTACCAGAATCGCACGAACAGGAAATACGGGATATGGTGATTGCCGTGGCAGGCTTGATCTGAACCATTGCGTCATCCGTTGTTGCGTTGACTGACGGGATGGCGATATTATACATATTGGTATAGAGTTCAGCGTCGGCGGCTATGTCGTTTGTGGACCAAGACAAGGACCGTCCGGCTGTGATGGCCGTATCTGCGGCTGTAACCGTGCCGTCTTTGATGTCTGCGCTGACTATCACGCTGTCTGCTAAACTGCCCTCTGTTACTTCTTCTTCAAGGTCTGCGGTAATATCCGTTCCGGCATTTGGAGTTATCCACTCAAAGTTAGTCCCCGTGGAGTCGTAGGTCAAAATATCCCCGTCATCCGGCGATGAGTCGGCGTTTAGATCAGGCTCGATTATTTCACCGTCTTTTATATCAGCGGTTACGATCACATTATCTGCAAGACTGCCTTCGGTTACGGTTGCTTGTTTGTTATTGAAAGTTGACCAATCAGTCATATTCAAATATCCGTCAGCGTCAGCGGCGGCTTTAGGTATGGCGATGGTAATATCCGCATCAGCACCTGGAAAAATGTCGTTTGTCCCACCCGTCAACGGAGCTGTGGTTACTAAATCTTTGAGCAAGGTAACTGGCATATACGCCGCCGCCGCTTCGGTAGAGTTTTGGTAGTTATCCAGATTGTCCACAGCGTCCACCTCTGTGGAGTTGAGGAACTCGCTATCGGCTTCTGTTTTGTTGTAATAATCCCCCGCCACAGCAGTCCATACAGGGTCAGTCTCAGCGTCATTGACGGCGGTAGCATTTAGAACGTCTACAAGACCATCTTCATCAGCGTCATACACCGCTTTAGTCATATCCCCTGACCCTGCCGGTGTGTCGAACGTGGGGGCGGCTTCCGCGCCGTTTGATTTAAGAAACGTGCCATCTGCCCCAAGTGCCAGCTCAATGACCGCGCCGGTATCGTTAGAATAGAACACTCTCCAGGGAGTTTGTGCGGTGAATTGGGTAAGGTTGGTGTAGCCGGAAGCTATGCCTGTCAGGAGTGAGCCGTTGCCTGTGTAGTAATCTGCGGTTATGTTGCCATCCACGTTAAGATCGCCGGTTATGTTGAGCGCGCCCTGCTCGCTTGTTCCGTTGCCTGATGCGATAAGGGTTTGTGCGATGATCGTGCCGTTGGTAGTCAGGTTACGGCTTCCCATATCAATGTCACCCGTTGCTCCCGTGTATGGAACGAAAGTATCGTTTGCGTCCGTCCATGATACGCCGCTGGTGTTGGAGAGGTATCCAGAAGCGGCGCCATCCAGTACCCAATCACCGCGCCCCGTCTGTGGATTGTGACGCATACGGTACGTGTCAGCGCAGTACGCCACTGGCCCCCAAATCAGCATCCCGACCAGTATCCCGACCAGTATCTTTCTCATACCGCGTACTCCGCAAATAGCGTTACCCTATCATCCCACGCACCCTCGAGACAATATTCTTCCGTCAAGTATCCGCTCTCGTTGTACTTGGAGAAAAACATGATCCACGTGATACTGTCGGTTTCGGAGTCCAGTGTTGCGTATCCACGATACACCGGCTGCCCGTCAGTACGTGCGCCGTAGTCGTACACTTTCTTCCAGTACGGCAGATCTCTATAAAATCCGTTCTTTAGATCCATGCGATTCGTTCCTCCTGCTCGTTCCTTCCTTCCAGTTACGCTACCCCGTTCCCCTTGGTATTCTTGAAATGCTCAACCAGTTCGGCCTTGATACGTTTGCGATATTCGAGTTTTTCCTTTTCTAGTTCGGCAACACGCAACTGGAACGCGTCCTTGTCGCGGAGAAGCTCAGCTTCACGATCCTTGAGAACCTGAAGGGCGGTAACTTCCTTCGCGATCCCCGCACGTCTCTCACGCTCCCAGTTGTTGAAATCTGCACGAGCAGCATCCACGTCGTTTTGTTTCTGTTCGAGTGCGAGAGTGAGTTTCCGTGCTTCCGCAAGGGCTGTTTTTGCGGACTCAATATCCGCAACGACCAGCTCCCTCTCGGCGAGTTCTTGTGATTTCTGGATGTTTGCCTCCAGGATGCTATTGAGTTTTTTGTCCGCTTCTACCATGTCCTGATACAAACGTTCTGCCTTGGTGAATATCTCTTTCAGTTCCATACTATCCTCCTTGTGGTTAATAAAATCCATCTCTTAATCCTTTCCCAGAGTGTGCATAGTCAGTTAAGTTTCGCATCATGTAATGTGGCTTCGTGTATGAAATCCCCCGCTTCCATAGCCCCAATGTCGGGGCGTAAATCACGCCAGTTCCCAAGATAGTCATCCGCTACGCCAAGCGATGCCCCTGCGTTGATCGCAGGGCTTCCGGGCTTCAATCTATATCTTGATGAGAGCAGAGGGTCAGAGGCGATGGAGTGGGCGTCTTGGGAGGTGGCGAGTTGGTAGGCGGCAAGGGTATCAAAGTCCACCCCGTCATATTTTATAAATCCCGCGAATTCAGGATAATAACAATTATAATCAAGCGTAATATTTGATAACGTAGAACCGCCATGATAAATGATATTAGTCATTGTCCTAACGGCTTGGGTATCTGCCACGATATTATCTTTTATATTTATATCTGTCGCATTATCTCCAGGGAAATAGAAAGCGTAACCCCTATATCTCTGCCCTATATTCAATATTGTGTTATGATAAACATTTATATTGTTTACTAATGTAAGGTTTACAAATTCGAGTCCTTCCTCGTGCCAATTCGGGATGATGTTATTAGTGAAGTTGATATACCCTCTTGCAAAATAAACAGCAGGATTTTGAGAGCCAACAGCCGAACCCGTCATAATATTCCCCGATACATTAAGATAATTTGACGCTGACCCTCCTGATTGAAACTCTATACCTACGCCCGTTACGTTCTCGATTCTATTTCTTTTAATATCAACATCAATGGCCATCTTTGTATCCGTTCCATCAGCGCCACGAAGAAATATACCGTTAATACCGTTTGCGGTTTCTATGAAATCATGGATATAGTTATCCTCAAGAGTTCCGCTTAACCAATTCCATGCGTGTATGCCTGAACGATGGTCAGATTGAACACCTGAAATATCGTTGTTTGATACGATAACATTAAAACACCCGCCATTGACATCTATGCCCGACGAAAACGAGTCGCTTATTGTATTGCCATCAATCGTTATATCGTCAACATCGTTAAGGTATATACCCATTCCATATGTTTCAGGGTCAAGTGTATCTCTCCCCGCATTGGTGATAGTGCAATTTTTAATTGTTTCATTATTTGACATAGAAAACGAGATACCATACCAAAAAGTATTATCTATGGTTATATTTTGAATAAGTGTATTATTGCAACCATTGGTAAATCCTAAACCTGAACCTGCACTTTGGTTTGCCTTATTCCCCGAAATATTAAAATCCCTATATGTCGTATTTGATACTGTCGTTCTAACAACAGTTAAATTAACATTATCAACTAACGATAAAACTGTGCTGGGTCCGTCGCCATAGAATGTAAGTCCTGACTTTGTATTATCTATGTCATCGGTAAGTAAATAGGTTGCAGCTGGCATATAAATAGAATCCCCTGCCGTAGCATCTGAAATAGCCGCCTCAATTCCTGCCGCTGTTTGTGCGTAAAATACACCGTCAATAGTATATGTATCGGCAAAGACAGGTTGGGCAAAAATAAGGGATAATAGTAATATTAAATATTTCATCTTAATAAATTATAAATTACTGTCTTTTCAGAAGTAGATAAATCCCGATTAAAAAATAATAATTTCTCGATATAGCCATTGGCTTGTAATGTCCCAGTCGCTGTATTCCCTATATAAAAAGACCCACTAAAAGTATTTACTGTCCACGCATCAGTTCCTGTTGTTCCCTCCTGACTATTGTTTGCAAAAATTTGATATGTTGACGGTGAATTAGTACATGATATAATAAGTAAATAAGAAACATTGTCTAAAAGCGTTGTTGTCCCACTTTTATTAACACCTGCACTATCTCTTAAATTTGGGAAAAAACTTATAACTGTTCCAGTAGCTTCTTTCCTTATTTGTCTAACAGACCCATCATTAGACAATATCATTCGTATCACCCCATCATTCGCAAAATCCCCCGTAGGAGTGAACTTAATCACAATCGTTTCCTGCTCCGCTGTACGGTTACCTGCTATGAGGTATTTAAGAACCTCATCATTGACGGTGGTTGCATTGTAGCCGTTGGCTGTGATGGTGAATGAGCCGGAGGTGGAGGTGAATGTGGCGACTCCACTTCCCACTGAGTAGTCGGCGTTGAGCAATCCTGCGTATCCTGCCCCCGAGTATGTCCCCGGGACTATACGTGTGAAATCCTTATAGAACGTTAGGCCGCCGATTGCTTGGAGTTTCTCAAGCGCAGTCGGATGAACCTCATTCAAATGCACAAGGTTCTTGTGGATCTCATTCGGGTGGACAATGGGATTCGTGACAGCCGACTGTGCAAAT